CACCGCCGAACTTGACGCGCCATGCCTGTATTTTGGCGCGGACTTCGGACACGATGCCGTCAGCCTGGGCGGCTTGCAGGGTGTCGCAGATCATGCTTTCCAGCGCGTCTATCGGATCAGCCACGGTCCCTCTCGAAATAGCCCTGACATTCAGCGCAGCGGACGGCGTAGGGGAAAATCTTCAAGCGTGCCAGAGGAATATCATCGCCGCAGTCATTGCAATCGGTGGACTGCCGGAACTGCGCGTGTGGCGTGATGGGCCGAGTGTGATAACGGCGCATGGCCCGGTCGAGATACTCCTGGGCGCGGTCGGCGTCATCGGCCATTAGTGACACTCTCCAACCAATCGAGTAATGAGGTGATATGTAAAAGCTCCACCGAGAATCACGGTTAGGGCCATTGCAACCACCCCGATTATCATGACGATAGGCGTCAACACATCCAGCCAATGCTCGATCCTGGATACTTTGCTTAAGTCGCGAGCCATTACTGTCGCGGGGCTGTAAGCCGAGTCAATGTCAGGTCAATCTCGCGCAGACTTTTTTGAATCTCGCGATACTTGTCGTCTTGCTTTTCCAAGTGAGTCTTGAATCCATCCTCCAGTTGCCCGAGTCGGTATTCGTGCTGTTGCACCATGTTCCATACGGCGAAGACCGCCACCACCACCGTTCCGATAATCTTCAGCCAGTCGCTCATTGATCTGCTCCTAATCCATTTCACAAGAGAGGTGAGCCATGAGTCCGTACTGTCTGATTGAACGTGGTTGATACTCGCCATATTTAAGTTCCTCGTCTTCAATCACTGCGGGGCTGATGTGGCAACTGCACCCGGTTTGAGTAAGGATCGCGCCCGCACATAGCCGCGCAGCAGCGTATCGCCGCAATCGTTGGCGGTTACTTTGTCGCCTTGGATGTCCAGCAGGCAGTCGGTGCCGATGGGCGGCATCACCAGGGTCGGGCAGGCTTTGGCTTCGGGGAATTTGAGATTGGGCGCAACTTGCACCGGGGCGCAGCCTGTCACGACCACCGCGACGATAAAGCAGGCCAAAAAAAGCATGTACCCGACGACCTCAGTCATCATGTCTTGGTAGGGGTCTTTCATGACAGCGCCCAATACAGGACGGCAGCGAGTCCGAAGGCGATACAGGTGACGATGCCGACACCGATGAGGATCTGATTGAGGAAGTCGTCGGTCATGACAGGTATAATTCCAGCGCCCAGATAGGTTTAGCGGCTGAACGCAAGACATCAATCACCTTGCTTCTGGGCATCCAACAGTGATTGTTCACCATTGATTGAGGTGATTTATGCCGAAGATACCCCGCACCTGTACTGTTTGTGGCGCGACATTCTTGCGCAGTGTTACGGTGACTGAAGAAGCGAAAGGATGGGGAAAGTTTTGCTCCAAGTCTTGTAGGTTCAAGATTTTGAATAAGTCCCATGGACACTATTCGGATAAAAAACCTTCTCCAACCTACGTAACGTGGCAAAGCATGAGGCAACGCTGTAACGATGTTGGGTCCGATAGATACGAAAGATATGGAGCAATTGGTGTTACAGTCTGCCCAGAGTGGACGAATAGCTTTGCAGCTTTTCTCCAAGATATGGGTCCGCGCCCAAAAGGAAAAACTCTTGACAGAATTGACAATTCTCTTGGGTATAGTAAGGACAACTGCCGCTGGGCTACTCCAAAAGAACAGTCCCACAACCGGCGCACAAATGTACTCATCGAATTTGAGGGAGAAATGATCCCTTATGCTGAGGCTGCAAGACGGGCCGGAGTCAATAAATACCTTATCTATGACCGTATGAAGCGTGGCTGGCCGAAGGATCATTTGTTTGATCTTCCTAGGCGGAAAGGTACAAGGCCATTTCAGCCCGCCGACGCCTAGTCAGCCCAGCCATAACCTTCCGGTTAGCTTTATTCCACTTCAGGAACTCACCGGCGGCGGATTTGTATTTTCCCTGCCGGTGATACTTGAGCAGCGTGGACCGCGCCAAGTTACCTTCTCCGCAATTCAGCGTGAATGACACAAGTGCATCAAACTGATTCTGCGTCACTGGTACGCCATCAAGTTGTCGCATAACGGCACTTTCGAACTTCCGCACATCTTGATGGAAGTATTTCCATGCTTGCGCTTCAGTGATCTTCATACCGCGCTTTACTTCACGGCCTGTATGCCCAATACCGATGGTCCAAGGCTCCCCGCCAGTTCCAGGATCAGGGTAAGCTTCAAGTCGAAGCCCCTCGAACTCACGAATCAGATTTGCGCCTTTAGGTGAGATATTCATTCCCGCCCACGCTTGAGGACGCTTTGAATATCCTCGGCGGTGTCGAGGATTTCTTCGGATTCCTTTCGGGTCAGCCCGCTGCCGGTGGTACGCCACGCGACAATGGCCATTACCACCATGCCAAGCGCCAGCAGGATGGTGCGCTCGGTGCCGGTGTCCATGGCGGTGATGGCAGACATCGCCAGCCAGACGACCGCCTGCCAATTCATGCCGGTGCTAGTGGTCATGGTTTGCTCTCAATCTGGCCGGTTGACTTGGCGACCCAGAGAACTGTGTGAATCACCCAGTCCACCACGACATCGGCCAGGTCGCCCGCCAATTCCTTGATGAGGTCCGCCGCCCGTTGGTGCTTGATGGCGTTGCTGATGGCTTCGTTGGATTGCCCGACGATGAAGTTCTTGATGCGTTCGACGTTGGCCTTGTCGAGCGCCTGGTCGGTGATGGCCCCGATGACCAGCATTGCGGCCCATTTTAGAAATGCGTTCATGCGGAAACCCTCGTGAGATTTCCGCCGATTATACTACATGTTGTGGTTTGTCAAGATGTAAAGCACTACATGTTGTGGTTTAGCGGGATAGAATCTTGTTGGTTGGCTTGTCGTTCAGAATGGCCTTGGCCAGTTCCTCACCGATGATGGCCATGCCCTTCTGCTGCATGACCTGATCGCCAATCTCGTCAAGGAACACGCGGCGGCGATAGCCTCTGGTTCGCCGGACAAACATCAGCATGGGCTTGAGTGATGAACCGCTGGCGAAGTTGTATCGAAAATAAATGCCAGCAGGCAGATGCTTGAATCGCCCTTTACCCTGACTGACAACCATCTCGAAATCAGCGCCCATGGCCGCGCGAGAGTATTTGCCGCGCAGCCGCTTTTTTCCGGCCTCCTTCATGTTCTGGGTGTCGCCCACAAAGGTGAAGGCTTGCAGGTAGCGCAGGATTTGTGTGATGACAGTCCTGTCCGGGTTACCGTAACTATCAATCGGCATCGCCTGCCCTGGTACAGCCATCATGCCTTTCGGGAGGATGTTTGCGTAATGCAAACGCGCTTCAAACTTCTTGAACGCACGATCTATGCTGCCGGTGAAATGGTGGCCGATGTACTTGTCCTGGCCCTTGTAATCCGTCACATCGACGCGGGCTGACACTTCCTTCTTGCTTCTGAAGTCAGCATATTTGGCCTTGGTCACGTCCAGCGACTGCAAGGTGTAATCCTGCCTTGGCCGGTCAAATAATCCCTTCATCTGCCGGTAGGTTTCTTCCTTCACTTCCATGGCGATTCGGTTCACGGCCATGAAGCGAGCAAAGGGCAGATGCTTTTTCGACAAGTTGTCGAAGTATTGCTGAACTGCTTGGCTGTCGGCCTTGATCTCGATTTTCATAAGATGGCGCTCGATGTGCGTCTGGTCGCGGGTGGACGGGGTGGCGCTGTCTCGGCGTCTGGGGTGGCTTTGGGTTTGGGGGCGGAATACTGCGGGCGGGCAAAGCGCAACAGGTTGGGCTTCATGGATTCCAGCATTTTCAACGCAGCCAAGGCATAGACGAAACAGTCGAGCGCCTCATTGCGGTCGCCGGATTTCTTCACCCAGGTGCGAGTGGTAAAGCCCGACTTGTTGACCTTGGGCACCCGCCGCTCGGCCACCAGTTGGCCGAAATAGTCCTCGGGTAATCCGGCTGAAAAGGCCACGTACTTGGGCAAATCAGGATCGATGACGGACAGGCTGGAATGGATCACGTCCTTGGCCGTATCCACGCCGATGATATGCAGGCTGGCGCCGTGCTTGAGTTTCTTGCGGCTGAGTTTGGTCGGCCAGATCGGTAATGCCCCTGCCCTGCCCTTGATGGCCATGACCCGACGACCGGCCCGTTCGCCACAGAACTTGTAAACCTCCTGCGTGTGATGACCGCCCGAGTCGATACAGGCGGCGCGAATCGACATGAGTGCCCCGGTTTCGGTCATCAGCGGTTGCAGCAGCAGGTCATCCAGCGTTTGCCAGATTTTCGGCTCACCGGGATTGCCGTATAGGCGGAGGTGATGCAGCACGCGGCTCTGGTCTTTGGCGGTGTAACCGATGATCGAGACTTCCAGGCGGTCGCCCTGCACGTCTACGCCAGCGGTTATCAGTACCACGTCCTCGGGTACGTGGTCCCATTGTTCGCGGCGTGCCATGAGGCCGGATTGGTCTATCTTTTCGCCGGTGCGGTCTTCAAAACACTCGCCCAACTGAAGGTTGATAAAGGTCTTCAGCGTTTCCGGGTGATCTTTCTTATCGAGAAATTCTTGAACAACATCGGCAAAGGTTTGCCAAGGCGAGTACAGGGCGCTGATGTGAAACCCGGCCACACGCGGATTCTGGTTATGCGCCCGCCATTCGCCTGCGGCCAGCATTTTCAGCTTGTCGGCATTCTCATAGATGGAACCGCACTCAGGACACACGGCACGCGCTGAACTGGCGTCGCCTTCATCCCACACAATCTGCGGCCATTTCAGCGTATGAAAAACGCCGCAATGCGGACAGGGCAGGTAGAAGTAGCGCATATCGCTGCGCTCGAACTCGCGCCAGATCCGCGAGGCTCCTTCCATCGTGGGCGTTGAGGCCATCACAAACTTGCGGTTCCAGAAAGTGACGGACCGCTGACGCGCCAGAAACAACGGGTCACCTTCACTGCCAGCACTGACCGGGTAGCGGTCCACCTCATCGGCAAACACAATGCGAATGGGTCGGCTGGCCAGATCAGACGGCGCATTCGCCCCGATCATGGTGATATGGCCACCGGGAAAGGTCTTGTGGTCGATGGTGTTGCCGCTGCTACGGCTTTTCGGGTCGGCAATCAGTCGCTTGAGAACCGGGGTATCCCGCACCATGGGCGACAATCGGTCTTTGCTGAACGTCTCGGCAATCTTCACCGTCGGCTGCATGACGATGATGGGGCCGGGATCTTGATGGATATGGTAGCCGATGATGCACTTACTCAGCAGCGTTTTGCCGATTTGGCTGGAGGTGCAATAGACGACTTCCTTGATGTTGGGATCGCTGACGACTTCCAGCATCTCGCGCTGATAGGGGGCGCGGTCGGTGCGGTACTTGCCCGCTTCGGCAGAATCTTCGGGTGACAGAAACAGGTACTCATCGGCCCAATCCGCGACGGTCAGCAGCGGCGGCGGCGTGGCAATCCGTGCCGAGGCATTGGCGACCTTGTGTAGTACCTCAAGGAACGCCACTTTTGGCCACCTCCTCCAAGGCTTCACGGACCAGCAGCATGGCTTCGCGCTCGGCATCTTGCAGTGTATCGGTGCCGACAACTTTGGAAGCCAGCCGACCGGGTAGATTGAGCAGCTTCCCCCGCATGTTGCCGATCATCGACTCCCAATGCGTCTGGACCGCATCAGCCGGGATCAGGTTCTTGCGCTTGATCT